TCTCTGGAACTAGGTTTTTTGATGTATTTGATCTTTGCAGTAGTAGCATCAGTCAGAAGATACTGACCTTCTACTTTGAATGGATAATCGTATTGGTCACTTTCATAGAGGTTTAAAACCCTGAGAATAATCGTATTATCCAAAACATAGGCATAGTCATATTCAAATGGAGGTGTATAGTCTCCACTTTTGGATAACTCTGTTCTATGAGTCATACAATTCCAAGGATGAGAACGAAGCACGGCATCTCTTACATCTTCAAACCTTAATTTACAGGCTCTTGCCCGTGCATTAGAATCATTAAAAGCTGTAATAGTCCCGTCACCAATATTGTTTAAGGCAATATTAGATATCTGAATTGCGGTTGCCATGCTTCTCCTTTACATCAATCTACAGTATAGAAAATAGCAGATTTGATTGTGCCAGTAGCATGAGCTGCATCAATATCTACAACGATGTCAGTTCCACTTCTATCAACACATTCAAAACCTGTATTATCAATACTTGTTGCAGTCTGTGGACCCCAACTAGAATGAATTGCTTTTTTAGCTGTATTCATTGCTGTAGCAGCAATAAAAGCAATAAGGTCAACTGAAACTGCTGCTGCAGTATCACTATTTGTATGAGCTGCATATCCAGCACTTAAGGTAACACTAGATCCCAGAGCATCAGCTTGAAGCATGACATTCCAGATTCTTGCACCTTTAGGAAGCGTTCCAATAACAACAACAGTACCATTAGATCCTGAGTTGTCAGTTGCTACATCTCCTGCTGCTTCATATGTGTCATAAATAACACGCATTCGACCACCTTGTTCTGCTACAGAAACCATTTCTGCAGGACTTGTAATCGAAGAAACGCTTTTGCGTTTGTTATTACCATATGTGGTTGCCATATTAATCTCCTTTCAAACGATTAAGATTTATCAACAGCTGCATCTTGACACATAATCTGAACAACTCGTTCTTCTTCAAGTCGTGTTGCTCCTACGGTCATGCGATAGTAAATATACTGACTGAATCGTTTATCAGGACGTTCTGAAATCCTAGCTACAATGTCTTCCCAGACACAAAGGCCAATGCCTCTGCGATGAAAAGCATATACATAATGCTCATCAACCGATGTAACTTGTGGGACTTCCGAAGCTCCAGATCCTGAATAGAATTCTGTGCCAGAGGTTGTTGGGATTTTTTCAGTTCTTATAATGTTAAAACCCATAAACTGATTTAAATCACCAGCAACTAATGCTCTGACTTGATTGTAATCAGCACTATTAACTTTTGTTGAAGTCAACAAATATGCTAACTGTGCAGCATTAACAACCAAGAACAGATTACTGTTTCCATTGACATCATAATCATCTGCCTCACTTGCACCTAAAAGCTTACGAGCATGAATGAGTTTACCTACTGTCAATGGTTGTTGATTCCCAACAGTTTCACCATCAACTGCATAGGTATTGGTAACAGAAGTAATCTTCTGAGCAGCAGGTAATGCAATCGAAGAACTTGAAGAACTACCAGAAGTAGCAGAATCTCCAGTTGATCCATATGCAGACCCCTTCAAGGCCCCTATGATTTCTTCATCCATTGATCTTCCCATTGCCATAGCAGCATTCATGGAATATGCAGATGCAGGATCAATCAAGAGCCTTAACTTGTCTGGATTATCAATCATGTCACCCCAATCATAGTCAACAGGTGTTACCCTACGTCTATCATGTGGTGTACTGATTAATGGTGAGTCAGCATGTCTGCTGGTAACTTTTTGTGCTGAAGTAGCACTGATACGATCCATGAAGACTTCTTCACCGATCTTTCCTGCTTCTAATGTAACTGCATTACGCAGTCTACTTCCCATTTGTTGGACGAGAAGTTGTACATTGGCATCAAATTGTTTGACAAATGCCGTTGTGACTTGAGTGGACATATAAAATCTCCGCAATTAGTGAGTAAAAAAACGCACATTTGCGAATTGTCCACATGGGGTTCGCTGACATTATCTAAATGCCAGGGGTATAAAAATACCTTGTCTGGTCTAAGTTTTAGCTCAAGTGGCTATAGAGTTTAGTCATCTTAGCAACGGCTGCCTGATGATTAGGATCATAGGTATCCATGTAAGATTGTCTAAAATCTTTATCATTCAATAATGAATTGATTTCTTCTTGAGCATTGGCTGGATTCATTCCACCAAGAACTGCGTTATTTGATCCTGGTAAAACTGAATCTTCTGCCAAGACTTCACCTATTCGGGCAAAGACTTTTAATAATTCTGGATGGTTTCCCATTCCTGTTTCTTCAATAACCTTAACTGCTTCAGGAGTAGCAAAATTCATAAACGCTCGTCTTGCCATTTCCAGGTTGTGATTAAACTCATCACCCCATTCCTGTTGTAAAGTGCTTAGGTTATCAACTTCAAACTGCTCAAACTGTTGTTGAGAAGCTTCTTCACGTTCAGCAATATCCTGTTGATATGCTTGGAATATAGTTTCTGCCTGTTGGTTGTTTAATCCCAACTGGTGGGCAAACTGTCTATAGTTTTCTGTCTGCTCTGGATCATGATCTCCTAAAGTGTAACCATTATGGTCTTCAGGTCTTCCAAGAGCATTATAAACATCATCCATAGGTTCACCTTCTCCAGGTAAACGTAGGAGTTGTTCTGCTGGTACACCCATCTTTTTAACAAGATTGACATACGATTTAGCCAACTTATCTACAGAGTCAAAAGTCTGTAGGGATGGTTCTTCTCCTAATCCATCAGGCAATCCTGTAGGATTGAACTCCATTGGACTAGAAGTGATTGCTGGTTGTTCTGCAGAAAGCATTGAACCGCCAGAGTCAATGGCTCCTGAATCGCTTGGTGCAGCTTCAGAAGTTGTCATCGATGCTTCGCTCATAATTTTGCTTCATCATGGTTTGAATTCGATCTGCATCCAACGACACATAATTGAGAATGGCTAGAACAACAGATCTTCGCCCTTCGTTATATGATGTTTCCTGCAAATCACTGGTTATAGTGGAATTCCAGATAAAGTTATTCTTCATCAAGTCTTCCAACACTTCTCTACCAGCTTCGGTAGAAAATACTTCTTTATAAGTTGCTCTCCGTTTACGGTCTTTATCAAACATTATACTGCAGTCATCTGCTGTGCTGCCATTGCTCTATTCTTTTCTGCAGTTGAAGTTACTTGGTCAATGTTTGCTGTTATTTCTGCTTGTTGTAATTGTTGCATCATTGCTGACTGTTCCTGCTGTTGTTGCAACTCTTGTTGAAACTGTGCTTCATCTTTAACAACACTTGGTGGTGTTCTTAAGATATCTGCACCAAGTTTAACTACTTGAGAAGTATCCAGCCTCTGTAGAATGGTTGGGTCGATTTGGGCAATTGGAGTAAGGAACTGAATCAGTTGAGATATGCTGTTCAATTCATAGCCCCGCATTGCTACAGAGACTGGATTTCGATATTCGATCTTAAATTCTTCTTGTTCCATAACAACATCAGGAGGTTGAGGAAGCAGATTATTAGTAAGAAGAATTTGAGTTGCCCGTTCTATCATTGGTCCTAACATTTCAATTTCCTGTCTTGAAACAATAGGTCCAACAATCTGTAAACGATCTCTTTGTCTTGCTTGAACTTCAGTTGCAGTAAATCTTAAAACATCACCATCATTTGCAACTGGTCCTGGCAATTCCATCATGTCTAGGTAGAACGACTTTTCTATGTTTTCTCTAACTTGAGCCATTTTTGCTTCTGCAATGTCAACTCTTTGTGCAGAAGGCATTGGAAAGATTCTTTCGTCTTTGCCTAGTCCTGATCGATAGTAGTTGATTCCTCCAGGTGTTGTTCTTATAGGGTTTAAGAATCCGTCATCAGGAATCATCAATGGAGGATCAACAATCTTCTGTAATGCTTTGAGGTAGGTCTTTTCCATCTCATTGAGCATTTTAATATCTGCCAATGCTTCAGCACCTGGACCTCTTCCATAAGTTTCCTGTGAATTTCTTTCCCAACGA